CCAAACCATTTGCTGCCTTAAGTTAACAGTTGCCTTTGACGCCCAAGTCTGAACCGGGTATTGCACCGTTCCTCAATGGGGCTGAGCCAAACACTCAGCACAGAGTCGTGATTAAAGTTTGTTGATGATGTGTGAGCCATGCACACGAACTTGAATATGGCCGTTATAATAATCTGTTGATTCTAATACTTTTCTTGTGAACTGTTCTCTTGCTTCAATGTACGAACATTCTGATTTTGATTTACAATAGTAAAGTATTTCTCTGGTAAAGTTTTCGGTGCCTAAAGTGATTACATCTGCGGTTAATTCTGGGCTTGACCCGTAGTACTCTCTCCAGTCTGAGTCGACCTTTGATCGTATCTTCTTCCGCTTCTTTGTGCCGTTCTTTTGTTTGACTATTTTATATGTTGTTTTGCTAAACTTTGCTAATTTTTTGCCTATGTACTTGCGTCCAGATAGATTATTTGTGATTAGATAAACAAAACCTACACATTCTTCGGGCAGTGTCTCAATTGGGGTATCTTGATAAAGCCATGTCATGTGTGATTTTGATTATGTGCTATAGTTAGTCCTTTTACCAGGAAGTAGCGTATTTTTCGTCAACTAATGCACTAGAGCACTTGGTTTGACATTCTTGCCACTTGAAAGTTTGGAACTCGTTAGCCCAAAAGTTATCTGCTAATACGTCTGTTAGTGTTTTTGTGTTTAGGTTAAAGCTGTTTGCTAATTGTTGCCAGTCTGAATTGTGATTGTATCTGTTGGCTACCCAACAGCAGGGAAATAATCTGCCGCGGGCATCAATGTACAATCCTTTGTTGCCTATCTCGCATAACGGTGTAACACCGTTACGACTTTGAGTTTGATTGAATAGTCGGTTGTTTGTGAGTGGAATTGCAGTCCATTCGCCTGCTTCTGACAGAGGAATAACCTCGCGTTCAAAGCGATGTGAACTGCTGACAAATTTTACGCTGGGTTCAAGTGGATCGTCAACGCCATACGATGGATACACACTGCCAAACTTTGTGCTCTTGGTCAATTGAAATTTGTCCACACCAAGTTGTTGGGCAACTTTTTTCATTGTGTCTATATGATGTTCGTTGAACTTGAATGCAATAGCAGCCCACACAATTTGGCAATCACTTATTCTACGCAATGTTTGTAACCCATCAATGATGCTGTCATAATCGCTGTTTACACGATACAAGTTATTGCTGGCGTTATCGTATCCATCTATACTAAAGTGAACACTATCTTTTGAGTCCAACAAAGTACCCAATTGAGTCCACCAAGTTAATTTTTTATGTGATCCATTGGTAACAATGACAATTTCAACAGGTTTTATACTTTTAAGATAGCTAATTACGGGTATCAAATCATGTGCATAGATAGGGTCGCCATCATCGCCACAGAATGTAATCTTCTCAACATTAGCTCTCACAAACTCGGGAGTGAAGTTGCGTTTAAAAAACTCTAAATCTAATTCAGTGTTAACAAGACTGTCAGGTACTTCCTGTCGGGCACACCGAGGACATCGCAAGGTACACTTGCTGGAGATCTCAATGTGAAAATGCCAAGTTGCTAACATAACTCAATTTCTTTGCGCCACTGATTTGAAAATGCTGTTTGCGATTGATCTATTGAGCAAGTTGCAACACAAGTTGCATGTTTCTTTGGATAAAAGTCTACTACTGAATCAGTACGAACAAAATCTGTTTGTGTGGCACCTATCCAACAGCAAGGACTGAGATTGCCACGAGCATCTATATAAGCACTTTTTTCTTGCTTGGCATGACACTTTATAGCACCTTCAAATGAGCGTGCTTGATAGTTGCGTGGCCATTCCAGTCTTCCAATGAGCGGTCGTTTGCTGACTTTGGCACGGAACCACTTAAACCCCATGTCGCGAGCCAGCTGCTCGCACTCATCCACTTGATGTTCGTTGTGTTGATAAACCAACATGTCCCAGTGTGCTGATCCACCTGCTTCGATAAATGCTTGTGCATTTTGCATGAGCTTGGTCCAACTCACACCTTTTCTATACACGCCATTGGTATCTTCCAATCCATCAATACTGAATACCACATAGTCCTGAGGTTGATTGAACAAGCGTCCAATTTCATGCCACCAGAAAGTGTTTTGTATAGCACCATTTGTATTCATGCCAAGTGTGACTGTGGGGTTCAGTTGTCTAACCCATTTGTAAATGTCGCCGGTATATGCGCCAGCGGCTGGATCACCGTAATTGCCGCACATGAAAACTTTGTCCAGGCTCTTGATCCTACGATCACTGAAATGTCGTTGTATGTGCCCAATAGTCAAATGATGTTTTTGATCCTTGCGAAACTTTGAGTCAGTCTCTCTAGCACATGCCGGGCATGCGGCTTGACACACATCAGTAGGTTCAAGGTGTAATACTTTGATCTTACGCAATTTCTACATCCGTGTTGTAGCTGGTAAAGCCGTTTTCTTTGACGACTTTGAGAATGTTTTCTACCCTGCTGGTAAGTTCATCTCTATGGCTAACCAACCAGATTGACTTGTGACGTTCACGACTCATCTTCTTCAGCAGGCCTAGTGCATTCTCTACACCTTGTGTGTCTAGACCATTGTCAATCATCTCGTCAATGAACAACAAGTTAATGGGCGAGTACAAACTTTCCCACACGTCACGGAATGCCCAGCTCATGCTAAGGATCAGTCGATTGCGTTCGCCACGACTCAGGTTGTCAAAGTCCAGCTCACGACCCAGTTCTTCAATGCTCACACTTAGATCGTTCATGAACTTCACGGTGTGTGGCAAGCCAATTCTATCCAAGTAGTGTGTGAGACGTTGATTCAAATAGCTCAAATTTTGTTCAATAATCTTCTTACGCACAAACGAGTCTTTGCTAGTCAACAGTTTGAGCAAGAAGTCCTGATGATCCTGCACTCTGGTGAGCTCATTCAAATGATCATAACTTACTATCTGCAGGGCCTGTTGTTGCATTTCGGTAATTTGTTCTGAATAAGGATCGGTCTCTTGTGCTTTGCTATTGATCTGTGTTAGCATGGTGTTCATGCGACTGCGATGATCAATTGCCTGTGTTTCAGTATCATAATGCGTAACAGGCTGTGCGCCAACTTCTACAGGTGTGTGTTCTGCCAACTGTTCAGCATAGGGATCTGTTTCTGCACGTTTAGCATCAATCTTGTGCTGAATATTTTCCAACTCACTAGAATGTCGAATTGCTTCTGTTTCTGTTGCATAATGTGTTGTGGGCTTGGCACCCAACTTGCCTAGTGCGCTCAGTGCATTAGTATTCTCTATCCACTGAGTGTTGGTACTCAACGCTTGTAGTGCTGCCTCTTGCAAGGCTTTTTCTTTTGCTGCCAATACTGTTTCGTGATTGGTATCGTGGAAGTCTTGACCACAAGCATAGCACTTGTGAGCTTTTAATTCTTCAATTTCAGCTTTTAACTTATCAATTACTTTTTGTTCTTTGGCTTCGTCTGACACACATCTAGCAATGAGTTTTTCAAGATCCACAAAGTCTTTGGCTCGTTGTGTATAAACAGCCAAGTCAGTGTGCGCTTGAAGTTCGGCTGCAATGTCAATGTGACTGAGTTTGTTGTAAGTTGCTTCTAACTCACTGATGTCTCGGTCTTGTTTTTGTTTCCAAGCAGTTTGTCGACTGATAAGAGCAGTGTATGCATCTTGTTGTTGTTTTCTTGCGGACCACACAGCTAGATCTTTGTGAGCCAGCAGTTCTAGTTCGATATCAATCTTTGCTAAGTCATCGTACTGCCCAACTAGATAAGCTACGTCACTGTCGTACTTTTTTTGCCAAAGCACTTGTCTACGCTTTAGACTTTCAATCTGTTCTTCAATGCGTTTGTTGGCTTCTTGCACAGCACGAATTCTAAACTCTTCTGACTGGATGGCATCCTTGGTTTGTCTGTTGAGTTCTTTGATACGGTCAGCTCGTTCGCTCAACAAGGTAATGCCTAACAACTGTTCAATGATAGTGCGTTGGTCGTTTGCTTTTAAACTTAGGAACGGTTCTGTGTAGGTGTTCAAGGCCAGCACATGTTTGAACATGTCGTGGCTCATGCCAATAATACGCTCTATAGCATCTTGTGTTTCTCTTGAATCCCCTTGTGCTTCGTCTTCTGCGGCCTTGTGTTCGTTGTTCACATAAAACCTGAGCACATTGGGTTTGCGCCCACGTTCAATTTTGTAATCTGTACCATTGATGTGAAAGTCTAGACTGACTAGCATGCCTTTGGCATTGGTCTTGTTTACTAGATTGTCTTTGCGGATGTTTGATAATGCTTGTCCGTATAATGCATAACTTAGTGCATTGATGATTGTGGTCTTGCCTGTGCCGTTTCTTGATCCATCACCACCTAGGTCTAAGTTTTCGCCCAGCACCAGTGTAAGATCATTGCGATCAAAGTCAATAGCCTGTGTGGCTGCGCCCACACTCATGAAGTTTTTAACGGTTAAGTTTTTAAATCGAATCATTTTTTCCAGTGTGCTAAATCTCTGCTGACAACAGTTTGGAAACGATCAATCTCTTGATTCACTAGAGCAATTTGTTTGTCTGTGAAGTTGAGTTTGATTTTTTCCTGCTTGGGGTTCACATTGACTTTTGTATTATAGTTGATAAGTGTGTTTTCTGCAAAGGGCAATTGACAAAATGCCATGTACTCTTCTAAGAATTTGGCAGGATCTTGTTCTAAATCTTCAAAGAAAAATATTTGAAACTTTGCAGCACCACTCCATCGATCCACAATGTCTTTGTAATTTACAAAACCATTAGACAAAAGGTATTTGGTTAGAGTATCAACATCTTGGCCTCGATGCACCCAATCAAAATACCGTTCTACAAAATCAAAAGGATTGCGAACAATAAATGTTATGTGAGTGGCCTGCTTTTGAACGAATTTTATGATCTCTGTGTCCATGCACCAAAGGTTAGTTTGAAAATTTGCACTAACTTGGTATTGACTGTAGTACTTTGTGTAGTGATCAAAATCTAAACTTGTTGTCAGTATAGAATTTTCTTTGTCAATCCGAGGTTCGAACCCAGCGCACTTCCACAGCCATGTTGTGCCGGCTCTTGGGTGCCCTATGTTAACAATGTGTTTTTGAATCATTGAAATGTGTTTTTATAAAACGGCCAGACAAACTGGTACAACAGTTGTCCTGTGAAATCCAATCTGTTGCTGTCATTAACTGCAAGATCAAGATACATGTTTTTTTGTTCTGATAGCAAAAGAAATTGCTGATCAAACTTTGGGCGTCCGCGATACAATATACCATTGGATTGATAGAAATTATCAAGTACAATATTAGTAATTGTCAGTGGATAATCAACTATGCAAAGATTGTTGCAGCAAAGTGTCAAGTCGATATTTTGATTTTGTATCGGCAACTCAAAATTCAATTGTAGAGTTTTTGCATCCTGACTGAGATCCAACACCACATTGTTGCCAGGATACTGCACCTGCACCAATAGACTGTTGGGACTAATTTGATAGTCAAACTCTATTGTGATAATCATAAGTTTTGATAAATCTTTAGCAGTAGCTTGTTGTCGTAAAATTCTGACTCGATGTTTGTGAGTTGGTCTGTGACAATTTGATCTACTGACTCAAACTTGATCTCGCCTGGCGCCATGTCCGTATCCACATCTGAGTTCTTGTTTGGAATCAGCGACATCTCACGCAAGTCGTAGTCACGGATGAATGTTTCTTTGATGAAGTTGGCTTCTTCGTATGAAATCTCAATGTCTAGTCCAACACGCACATGCATCTTGGGCTTAAGAAGAGCTGTAGCGTTATCAATAAGGTTGGCGAGACCGTATACTCTATAGGTCGGTTGAGCAGGCCAAGCATGAAACTCAGGCGCTGCTCCCCATTCCAGTACAGTAAGTCCTCGTTCGTCGTCACCAGCATCTGCATAATTGTGAGGGAACGCATTACCGATATAGGTAATGTTCTTTTTGGTTTGTCGCTTGTGAAAGTGTCCGGTGAATACATGTTCAAAATTTCCAAAGTCTTCTCTGCGTACTTCGCCATGATCTGGCATTTCTACCATGGCGTTCATCAAGTAGCCCGGCAGTTCAAAGTGCCCAAACATGTACTTGCCGGTCAGTTTAGGTATCCTCTTATGATCATCGCCACAAAGCCAAGGAGCAATAACGACGTCACCGCTACTAAACCAATCGTTACATATTTCCACATTGGGGAGATGACGTGCCCACTCCACGCTCTGAATATCACGCTTGTCGCGATAATAAAGGTCGTGATTCCCAGGTATAAAATACACACGGTCAAAATTAGCATTTAGATGTTCCAGTGATCGAAGGCTGTAGTTGAGTGTAACAATGTTGAGACTGGCTCGATTGTTGTGCCAGTCACCCAGAAACATGGCAGTTTCGCACCCTTCCTCTTTGGCCTTAGCAGTAGCCCATTTTACAAAGGCCAAACAATCTTCATTGTGCAGAGTTGAATTGCTTTTGAGTCCAAAGTGTATGTCAGTGAAGATTGCGGCCTTGCGGAATAGATTAGTCATCCTGCTAGTATACTACTCATCCAAGCTAGATACAACCGGTCCGGACATGGCAGCCATACCAGCTTTGCCGGAGTTCTGTCTAGTCCATGATGGGTTCAAGCCGTTCATCTCCAGGATGTCATCTCTGATATTCTGATTTTTCTTTTCGATGTTAAGAATCCGTGTAAAGCTATTAGTGATAGCAGCGGTATAGTAAGCAAAGGGATTTTGCGATTTTGATTCGTCAAATTGAAGACCAATTTGACTAAGTTGAAGTAGAGCTTGTCCACGCATTTCCTCGTTGTAGGTGTAGCCACGCCAGTTAGATCGAGTGGCATAGCGTTCGCACAGTTTCATAAACATCAGCGCCAGCTTCTTGGTCATTGTGCCGTGATCTTTTGAAAACTCTCCTGTGGTCAAATCGCCCTTCCAGTGGCTACGGCCCACAATATAAGGTTTTTTATCTTCGTCCAGTCTATACTGTTCAAACGGAGGAAAGTTCACACGCACATGATTTAGATCCAACACAGGCACATCCAATATTTCTGCTAGTGGATCTTCTGCTACATCATCCAGTTCAAAAATGTCTTCTAGTTTTTTGCGTTTGGCTTCGGCCTTGGTAATTTTTTTAGGTGCTTTAGGAATGTGATCCCAACAGGTGATCCTGAACACTAGGTCAGTGTTGGGAATTTTCTTTTGATCAATCACTTCGCCTGTTTCGCGTTTGATACGGTCAGCACGATTTTTTCTTGCTTCAACTACAGTGCGTTGATTAATTTTGTCCAGGCCGGGCAGTATCAAATCAAACTGGTGGTCCTGTACAGGATCTCGATACCAGCAATAGGTGTTCTTGCTGAAGTGTATTTCTTTCAAAATATCACGGTTGTTGAGGTAATTGACACGAGGTGCCGCTTTTGGTAATAAAGTCATCTC